TCATCTTGCTGATTGTACCGATGCTGACCTTGCGGGGACCGTGGCGGGTGTTGCGCACGGGCTTGTCGGCCTCGGAAACCGAAATGAGGTGCGGCGCGACGCCGTATTCGATGAACAGGCCGAGATAGGAGCCGGACCCGCGCAGTTTGACGTAGGAACTGAGCCGGCTGCCATTGGTGCGGGTGCCGATCCCGATCGCCTTCTTGAGCTTACCAGTGCGGACCGGGACATTGGCCTTGGCCTGCTGCTGTATGACCTTGGCTCCGGCACGCAGCCCGCCGCGGATGATGTTGCGCTCGAGGTTCTTGGGCAGCTCGTCCAGCATGCGCAGCAATTCGGGACCGCCTTTGAGCCGGATCGTCATGGCGTGGCTCCCTCGCTGCTGTGCTGCTCGACAATCAGTTCGATGCCTTCCCGGCGGCCGAGTTCGGCCGGACCCGAGACGATCTGGAGAGTCCGATTGCCGATGATCACCCGCATGTCTGGGGTAATCCCGGCGAGATGGCGCATGCGGATCCTTGCTGGCCGGTTGGCGATGACAATGCTGTCGGCCAAACGCTCCGTCCTGCTTGGCAGGACGTCCTGGACCTCGGCCCAGACCGTCGCGAATTCCACCCAGGCGACGGTTTCCGTCCCATAGAGAGGGTCAGAGGTGATGGATTTGCGCTCAATCCGGATCCGGGTGTCGAGCCTCGATGCTAGACCCATCGCGCGGCCAGCTGGTTCACAAGGGTATCGAAGGCGAGACAGCCTGCACCCTCGCGGTTTTCGAACAGGGAGGCGGCTTTCACGAGGATTGCGGCCCGGGCGATCGCCAAATCCGGGTGACCCTCGGCAAATCCGGCCGACAGCGTGACGGTGATCAGGCCGTCGGGTGCCAGCGTAGGCCATGATGTGCCGGCAACTGGCCGAATGCGCACGAATCCATGGCGCCCCCGGGAAACATAGGCGGCCTCGGGCAAGGTGACCGTCGCACCGCTGGTGGCGGTGTAGGTGATCGCCGCAATGGTCACAGGCCGGACCGGCACGGTGATTTCATCAGGCCAGGCGTCGAGTACCATCGCCAGTGTCTGCGGACAGAGCCGCAGATCGGCGAGCCGTTCAAGTTCTGCCTGGGCAGCATCGAGGTGGACGGCCAGCAGCATGTCCTCGTCATGGGCATCGAGACGCAGCTGCTGGCGCGCTTCTTCGAGTGTCACCGCGCGTGTGGTTGGGGCGGTGACGACCGTGATCATTTCGTGCGGGTCCGTGCGGGCTTTGGCGCGTCAGGCTGTTCGTCGACCGGCTCGGCCAGGCCGCGCTGGCGCAGGATTTCGCCGTCATTGTCCGCAATCTCGAAGGTCTGCCCGGCCAGAATGATATCGGGGCCGACCGCGCTGATATGCAGGGTGTCGAGGGCTTTCATCAGCATGGTGCTGTCTCTCAAAAGGGCGAATGGGGCCGACCAGTCAGCCGGCCCCATTCAGATTATGGTGCAGTGGAGGCCGTGATGGCGGCGGCGAAGGCGCCCTTCACGAAGGCTTCCGGGCGGTAGACCGCGAGCGCGAGACGCTCTTCGGCGAGGATCGTGACCAGGTTCTTGCGGAAGTTCTGGTCATCCTCGGTCGAGATCTCGACCCGGGCATCCCAGCGATCGAAGATCTGCGCACCCAGCTGGAACGCACCGGTCAGGAAATTGCCCTGCGCGATCGCCTGGGTGGCAACGATCGGCATGCCCCACAGTGTCGGCGCCAGACCGCCCTGCGGATTCCCGATGAGATAGCTGCCGGTCGTTTCCTTGAGCAGCTCGATGCTGGCCCAGTCGGAGGGGTGCAGCACCGCGCCCGTCGTCGGCAATTCCGCCAGCGCCGACTTCAGCACCGCAAGGCGCAGCACATCGATCCTGGTCACCGGCGCCGGGATGGTGATCGGCGCGGTATAGGCGGTCGCCTGCGTGTAAATGCCGTTTAGGTCCGTGCCGGTGCCAGCTCCGTTGAGCAGCTGGTTTTCCTCGACCAGCGCCAGGCCGTAGCGCAGGCGCCCATCGATATAGGATTGGAGCATCGGCACATCATCGAGGATCTGGCGGGTTGCCAGCACCCAGTGGGCGATGGTGGTGACGCTGCTGGTCGCGATGTCGAACTTGATGTCGGACTGTGGCTTCAGCGCACCGGTGGTCTCCGCGACGGTGGCCGCCGCGTTGGTGAACCCGGTCTCCTTCACGTACTGGACAGAGGTGCTGGCGGTGCGGCCCGGGGTCAGTAGATCGCGGACCGTCAGGCGGCGCTGTCCAGGCACAATCATGCCTGGCAGCCGGTCGGGGACAATCAGGTCGCCGGCCGAGCCCATGGCATCGGTGGTCAGGCCCGAGATGATCGCCTTCACCTCGACACTGGCGCGGCCGCGCGAGACCTTGGATTCGAGGAAGGACTTGATCTCCTCGGACGCGACGACCTGCTGCCCGATCGACTGGTGGGCATTCTGGTCATCGGGCCCCTTGCGAGCGATCTTCTGCTCCAGCTCGTCGAGCCGAGCCTTGGCCTCGTTCATGCCGACCAGCGCTTCGTCTGCCAGCTGCTTGGTGGCAGCGGACAGGTCTTCGCCCTTGGCAGCCTTGCCCAGCGCCTCGTCGGCAATGGCTTTGACCTGGTCGACCTTGGCGTCGAACGCGGCTTTCACTTCGCCGGCAAGCTGCTCGGCGGTCTTGGGTTCAGTCATGGGGTGCTCCGTGAAAAGCGGGTGTCAGGTGCGAGCCTGCGCGGCGAGCGCCGCCAGAAACTCGGACGGGTCACTGCCGGACTCACTCCGGAGCAGCGGGGCCAAGCCTTTGCCCGCGATCGCGGTGGCCTGGCTTTTCGAGAACCCTGCCTCGCGCAGGAAATCCTCAAATTGGGAAAGGCTCGGCATCTGGCCGGCCGCGATCAGCGATTTTACGCTGGTGATCAGCGCCTTCTCGTTCATCGGAATGGTAACCAGACTGACCTCGTGGAGCGCGACTTCGACCAGGTGGCGGGCCTTGCCGACCATGCGGTCACGAATGGCGCGGTATCCGATCGACAGGCCGCCGATCGCCCCGTCCTTGACCAGGCCATGGGCTTCGCGCCCGGTAGCGGTCGACATGGAGAACCGGCCCTTCACGAGCAGGCCGTCGGCCGTCTCCTGGAAGTCGGTCCAGACGCCTGCCGGGCGCTTCTGGTCATGGTACATCAGCATCGGCACCGACTTGCGGCCAGCGATCGACCGGGAAATCGCGCCGGGCAGGATGACGTCGCCGCCATGGTCGAGATTGCCATAGCCAGCGGCCAGACCCTCGATGTGGCCGTCGTCATCGAGCGCCTTGGCGTCGAGGGTGAAATCGAGTTCGTTCAATTGGGTTCTCCCGGTCCCGGCGTCACCGGCGGCGCAAGGCCTGCCTGCGTGATCGGCACGTTCTGCATCTGCATGCGGGGCACATCGCCGCCTTCGACCGGCGGCAGGTTTTCGAGGCTGCGCACCTCGTTGATGGTCATGACGCCGTTGGTGAGCATCTGCTGGTAGAAGGAGGCGCGCGCCGCACTGTCACCGCGCAGCAGGCCTTCGAGGTTGAACTCGATCGTGATCCCGGCGAGCCGATCGGCCACCGACAGCAGCTGCTTTTCCAGTGCCTGTTCGATGCGTTTGAGGCGGCGGCGCAGCGTGAACTTCTGGAACCCCAGCGTCTGCTGCTCGAGGCCGGTGCCCCAGCTGGTGGTTTTCTCGGTGTGGCCGACCATGAACGGCGGCACCCCGAAGAACCGGCAGACCTCCTCGACCGAGAAGGCCCGGCTCTGCAGCATCTGCGCATCTTCCGGGCTGATCGACAACTGAACCCAGTCCATGCCGCGATCGAGCAGCATCGGCCGGCCGGCATTGATCGCGCCGGCAAACTTCTCCTGCAGCAGTTCCTCGGCCATTTTGCGCTGATCGAGGGTCAGCGTGTCGGCGGTTTTGAGCAGGCCTGACGGCCTGACCCCATTGCGGAATGTGTCTCCCGAGGCCCGTTCGATCGCCTGTGCGAGCCCGAAAGTCTGGCGACCAAACGACAGGGTGGAGAGCCCACCCATTGGATTGCCGCCGAAGCCCCGGATGTGGAGCATATTGTCCTGAGATGCGACCTGCCGGACGCCATTGTCCGACCACTCGTATTCCAGGCTTCCGTCACGCAGCCGGCGCACGGTCATGAGTTCCGGCGCGATCGGCACGCTGAGCGCCACTACCCTGCCGTTGCTGCCCCGGATGATCTCGGCGTACGCATTGCCGTTCAGTTCAATGCAGGCGCAGATGAACTCCCAGAAATCGACCGCAGTCTGGTCGGCATTGGGGCTGTCATGCAGGATCCGGTAGAGCGGATGGTCAGTCGCGACCGCCCGTGCGCCGCCCCGGGTCCGATAGACCATTAGCGGCAGCGAGGCGATCGTGCCGGCCAGAAGGTTGACGCAGGCCCAGGCCGAGGCGAGCCCCAGGACTGAGCTCGTCGAGACCACTTCGCCGGTCGTGGTTGTTCGGCCGCCCACCGCCTGCACCAGCCGTGGGTCGGTGAGGCCGATGGAGCGCGCAATATACCCGAGCGCCTTTTGAAAGATGTTCATGCAGCGAGGCTCTTCAGCCAGTCGTCGATCGTGCCGCCGGTGTCACTGGACATCGCCGCCCCCACTGCCATGCACAGCGCCACGGCTGCGTCGATCTTGTTCAGGGCCCTCTGCTTGGAGAGCCAGTAATTGTCCCAGCGGTCGGTCTCGATCACCGCCGACATGATCGCCGAGACCAGCACCGGGTTGCGTCTGAGCTGGATGCGGCCCTCGAGCATCATTTCCTCGAGCTGGCGGACCGATCCCGGCATCCACAGGCCCTCCGGCTCGCGGTCCTGGCTTTTGGCGGCCAGCTTCATGGCATCGGTCGGCTTGCCGCGCTTGGTGCCGCCCTGCGGATGCTCGACGAACTCCATGTCGAGGCCAAGTTCGGCAATGTCCTCTTCCAGCCGCCGGAAGGCATAGCGGTCGTAGGCGACCATCTGGACGTCATAGTCTTGGGCATATTCGGCCAGCGCTTGGGCGACGTGCCGGAAATTGATGTTCTCGCCCTGCGGTGCCTGCAGGAATCCTTCGCGCACCCAGACGTCGTAGGGCTGCTTGTCGCGCAGGGTGCGCGCCGCAAGCGTGTCGCCGGGCGTCCAGGCCTCGATCCACGCATCGAAGCAGGGTTTCCCGTCCTTCTCGCCGGTCCGCTGCACGGCGGCGAGCGCGGTGATGTCGCGGTTCTGGCTGAGGTCGAGCCCGAGCCAGACCTTGGTGCCCACCTTTGGCTCGAAATCCGCCAGTAGCGGCTCCAGCGTCGCCCGGGTCATCCAGGCGGTCTCGGCATCGGTCCAGACGCAGAAATGCAGGCGCAGGATGCCGTTCAGCTGGCCCGGAATGGCGCGGGCCTGCGCCACGACCTCGGCGAGATATTCTTCCGTGATGGTTACGCCCAGCAGCGGGTTGGCCTTGATCCAGCAACCGGGGTCAGTGAGCGGGTCGTCGCCCTCGTCGAGGGCGCAAACGTAGCTGAACGTCGTGTCGTCGATAATCTCGCCGAGATAAGTCGGGTCGGTCAGCGCATCGATGTTGCCGGCCGCGACCTTTACCGCGTGTTCGTGCTCTTCCCAGGCCACCGAATTGCGATCGGAGCCCGAGTTGGTGATCATGAACAGCAGCGGTTCGCGGCGGAACTTGAAGCCGCGCTCCAGCATCTCGATGATCGAGCGATCGGGCAGCTCGTGGATCTCGTCGGCCAGTACGAAATAGGGGCGCGGTCCCGAGCCGGTCTTGCCGGTATCGCGCGACACTGGCCGGAAGAACGAGCCCGACGCGTGATGTGCGATGTTGAATTCACGGCCGGGACCGCCCGAGAACTCCAGCCGCCGCGCCAATGCCGGCGACTGGCGAACCATTTTCACGGCGTCGGCAAAAAGAATGCCCGCCTGTTCGCGCTTGGCTGCCGCCGCATAGATCTGGGCGCCGGCTTCACCGGCCGCCGTCATCCCGAACAGGCCGATACCGCCCGCGACCGGCGATTTGCCATTGCCCTTGCCCTGTTCGATGTAGGCCCGGCGGAACCGGCGGCGGCCGTCGGCGCGTTTCCACCCGAACAGGCTGCCGATGATGAAGGCCTGGCTCGGCTCCAGCCGGAATGGCTGGCCCTCGAACTGGCCTTCGGAAAGCTTCAGCACCTCGTCGAAGAACCCGAAGGCATGGGTCGCAGCCTCGAGATCGAACCGGATCCCGTCGGTACGCTTCAGGTCGTCGAGATGACGGCGACAGGCATTGCGCACGTGCGGCCCGGCGACGATCTCGCCGGTCACCACCGCCCGGGCATAATCGGTCGTCCGGTCAGCTGAAGAAACGGTCGGCCGGGTCGACGCCTTCCGACGTCGCCTCGGCTGAGATCCTGCTTCTGGCACTGGGCGTCATCCCGAATTCTGCGGCGTAACGCATCATGTCCGCGGCGGCCTTGTTGGCGGTGCCGACAAGCGGGTTCTGGATGGCGTTGCCGTTGGACGTCTTGATCATCAGGCCGCCGGTCAGCTGGTCCTTCTCGGCCATCTTCGCGATCGCGCGCTCAGCCTGGACCCAGCGGCCATAGGCCTGGGCGTAGGCAGCCAGCGCCGCGCGATCGACCTCGGACAGCAGGCCAATCCGGTGCAACCAAACGGCGACCCGGTTCCACTCTTCGAGCGCGTCAGCGGTCAGGTGGGGCGGCGGCGCCGGTAGTGCCGCAGGGACAGCGGCCTCCTTGCGGTTGAGCGGTCGCTTGCCGCGATTACCCTCAATCAGCTTCAGATGGGTTGGTTTGGGTTTCGTTCCAGGCTTCATCGTTCAATTCCTGGGGGAGCCCCGCCGCGATCTCGTCAAATGTCCGGCCGTCGCCTTCCAGGATTGCGGCAGCGCCGGTAAAGTCCTGCCAGCGCTTGATGGTTACATCGACATAGGCCGGGTTGAGCTCGATTGCATGGACCGAACGGCCAGTCATTTCGCCGGCAATGATCGTGGTCCCGGAGCCTGAGAACGGCTCGTAGACCGCCTGGCCTGGGCTGGAATTGTTCTCGATTGGGCGCTTCATGCACTCGACCGGCTTCTGGGTGCCGTGACCGGTCTCGTTCTTCTTCGGCTTGGCGATGTGCCAGACGGTCGTCTGCTTGCGGTCGCCAGCCCAGTGACCTTTCGCGCCCTTCTTCACGGCATACCAGCAGGGCTCATGCTCCCAGTGATAATCGCCGCGGGATAGAACCAGCTGACCCTTGTCCCAGATGATCTGGGAGCGGAGCTGGAAGCCGCTGGCGGCAAGGCTATCGCCGACCACGCCGGCAAACAGGCCGGCATGCCAGACATAGGCGACGTCGCCCGGGAACAGGGCCCATGCTTCGCGCCAGTCCGCCTTGTCGTCGTTCAGCACCTTGCCCTTGGCCGAGCCGCTGGCAGCGACGCCTGCTTTCTCCCGCCAGGCCGGGTCATATTCCACCCCGTAGGGCGGATCGGTGACCATCAGGTGCGGCGTGATGCCATTCAAGGCCTTGGCCACGGTGTCGGCATCGGTGCTGTCACCGCACACCAGCCGGTGCTTGCCGAGCAGCCAGACGTCGCCGGGGGAACTCACCGGAATTTCCGGAGGGTTGGGAATCTCGTCGGGATCGGTCAGGCCCTCGGTCTTCTCGGCCAGCAGCTTCGACAGCTCGTCATCCGAGAAGCCGGTCAGCATCAGGTCGAAATCAAAGCCCTGCAGGTCGCCAAGTTCGACCGCGAGCAGCTCGAGGTCCCAGCCGGCGTTCAGCGCCAGCTTGTTGTCCGCGATGACGTAGGCCTTCTTCTGGGCCTCGCTCCAGCCCTTGGCGACCATGGTCGGGATCTGCGTAAAGCCGAGCTTGCGCGCCGCTAGTAGGCGGCCGTGGCCAGCGATCAGGCCGCCGTCCTCGTCGACCAGCACCGGGTTGGTCCAGCCCCATTCGCGGATCGAGGCCGCGATCTGCGCGACCTGCTCGTCCGAGTGCGTGCGGGAGTTGCGCGCGTAGGGCGTGATTTTCTCTATCGGCCAGAACTCGCTGTTCTGGGCCGGCCAGTCCTGGTCCATAGATATCCTGGTGCGCCTGCACTAATAGATTGTGTCTGGAAGCAGATCGTTGCGCCGCGCCGGGATCACTTATCGAATCCGAATACGCAGGGCTCAGCACATTCAAGCGAGTAAATCGGGCAGGAAACCCTTTGAAACACTATGAACCAACCATGCCGGACACGGCGTTCGCAGATCTCATTGCCGCAGAACCATTCAGCAGTGGAACGGCCAGAGTCGCATTCGATGTTCGCGGGGACCCGGAAGTCATCGTAAAAAAGGTGATTGGAACATTCCCGGGATCAAACATGCTTGAATGGTTCATTTGGAACTCTGCCAGCCAAGCAGATGATCCCGCGGTTTCAAACCTGTTGGGAAAATGCATCTCCATCAGCGAGACTGGAAAATACCTGATGATGGAGCGCCTCGCCGATATCGATGAAGGCGATTATGCCAATATTCCGAACGTTCCCGTTTGGTTTAACGATCCGAAGCCCAGCGCGTTCGGGAAAAATGCCCAAGGCATTAAAATCCGTGATTACGGAATGACGAGAATAGGCGAATTGGTCGCAACAGAGCTCGTTGAGCCACCCGCCTTCGCCGTCAATGCACGATTAGCGGGAATAATTCGACCTGGGATCTGACTCGACCACCCCCGGTAGCTAACTCGCGGGCGTGAAAAGTTTGCGCCAAGCGCGGTTTCCGCCCCGAAGGCCCCAGACTTTCGACCCGCCCCCCCCGGGGGGATCAGCCGATCGGCCAGCCATCAAGGCCAGTGCCGACGGTCCGGCGCAGTCCGAACTGCTCTGCGGTGCGGGCCTGGTGGCAGTCAGCGCAGAGGCAGCGGATATTGCTGTCATCGTCGCTGCCGCCCTTGGTGAGCGGAACGATGTGGTCGGGCACCGTGGCTTCACGAACGACGCCCTTGGCCGCGCAGTCCCGGCAGAGTGGTGCGGCCCGCAGGCGCCGCAATCGCTGGGCGACAGCCCTGCGCCCGCGCGTTCGTTCGGCCATTGGCAGGCCCCCGAAAAGAACAACGCCCGGAAGCTAGTGAGCTCCGGGCGCAGTTCCCAATCCTCAATTTCGGAAGAATGCCCAAGGCTGTCCCGAAAAACAAGGAAAACGGCCACTTTCCCCCGTCATGTCAGCACTTTGCGGTGCTCGTCCCGCGCGATGCCGAACAGGTCCGCCAGTGCATCCAGCACGAGCGCGAGGTTCGTCAGGTCGGTCTGCGGCCAGCCTCCCGCATCCTCGTCGAGACAGACAAGGCGGTAGGCTAGCACGCTGGGTGCCTTGCCCGGCGCATCCAGCCGATCCCGGTCGCACTGGCTGAGGACGTCGAGCACGGCGCGGTAGTGCCGTCGTACCTTCTCGACGAGCTCGCGGCCGGGAGGCGCACCGGCACCGCCCACAACGCCGTCGCTTGCCAAGATGCCAGTGACCGAGGCCGGGAACGGCATCGGCCAACCCAGCACCGCATGGTGACGGTGATGGATCTCGGCATATTTCTGGCCGGCCGCGTATTGCTCCGCGGTGATCACTTCCCCGAAGGCCAGACGCCCGAGCGCCGTACCCAGGC